TATATCGGGGCTTATTTGGATTCAGGCGTACAGCTGTATGATTTACTTGAGTGGTTACTCAAGCAAACCGGACCGGCCGAAATAACAGTAATTACATTCTCTATTTCGGAGGAATTTATTCGAAAGGTACACATGTTCCGGAAGATGGGATTAATAGCCAAAATTACCGTGCTATTAGATTTCAAAGCCATTCAGAAAACGGAGAACCTGATCCGCTTTGCCGAAAATACATTCGATGAAATCTACTATGCCAAAACACACGCAAAAATTATCCTGGTCAAATCAAACAAGTACCAGGTATGTGTAATAGGAAGTCAAAACGCTACCCGTGGAAACCGCGAAGAATGCGAGCTCGTAACTACCAATGCTATTATCTATGAAAATTTATCAGAATCAGTTAACCGATTGAAACAAAATGCAGTACACAGAGGAACAATTAATTAAAATTGGTGAGTTCGCAGGATTACTAATGACAATCACCGATATCGCCATACTGATGGATTTCGATGAGGATGAACTAAGATTATTGATCCAGGATAAAAGCCACGAAGTTTCAAAAGTTTATCACCTACACAAAACACAAACTATCCTATCACTTCGCCGGCAGGAAATTGAACTGGGGAAAGCTGGATCTACAATTGGAATTGAGTTGACACAAAAATACATGCTTGAGCAAACATTAAACGAAAATGGCTAAACGAGACACTTACGATATCTGTGTGCAGCACCTTTACGATGACGTCGATAAACTGTCACACTTACCACAACAGCAGCGTGATAAGTTGCTACGCATTCGTTCAGGCTATACCATAATGAACGAATTCCCGTCAAAAAAAGACCGGGAAATAATTCAACACCTACAAAATCAGTTTGGAATTGAGCGCAGCGCAGCGTATGAGGATTTGCGATTGATCAAAGATTTATTAGGGTCAATCAACCGACAATCAAAAGACTGGCACCGATTCAAGTTCAACAACATGATTCAGAAATCCTATGAAATGGCTGAGCTGAAGAATGACCCTGATAGCATGGTGAAAGCTTCCAACACTTATGGAAAATACAATCAGCTCGATAAGGAAGATGCAGAGCGCATACCATGGGAAGAAATCATTCCACAATTGTATGAGCCAACCGATGACCCTACAGTTCTTGGAATCAAACGAGTTCCAAATATCAGGGAGAAAATTGCAGCTATGAAAAACAAATATATGGGTGATATAGAAGATGTCACTTATGAAGAAATGGACCTACGAGAATTAGAAAAATATGCCAATCAGTAAGGAAATCAAGCAAATATATTTCAATGACTGCCAACGCAAAGTAATGCTTCGTGGATGCAAAACTACAGTCGTGATTGGCGGCCGTCGTCTCGGGAAATCTCACGGAATTGCACAGCCTTACCTTCAGCGCAATATGCAACGAATGCCGCGCGGTACCCATGGCATCATTGCCGGTACATTTCAACAGGCAAATACCCGTACATTGCCAGGAACATTGGAAGGGTTTGACAATATCGGATTTAAACGCAATGTTCATTATGTAATTGGTAGAAAGCCCGAAAAATCACTAAAATTCGAGAAGCCACGATTAGAACCGGCTAACTACGATCATTGCATCACCTGGTACAATGGAAGCATTATGCCAATCATTTCTCAGGATGTTCCCGGATCATCAAACTCCATGACGTTTGACTCTATTCTTTGCGACGAAGCCAAGTTCCTGGACTTCGAAAAATTGAATAATGAAACCATTCCGGCCAATGGGGGAACTAAAGCGCACTTTGGCCATTTACCATGGCACCATTCAATGATGATTATATCCGATATGCCAACCACCAAGAAAGGTAGTTGGTTCTTAGGATATGAGGAAAAATGCGATACAGAACTAATTGAGCACATTGATGGACTCATTTACGAAAAGTGGAGAATACTTCAAAAGATTAAAGAATTTCAAGCCAAAGGAATACAGCCAAAATCATATCTGTTTGATTATTACAAAACCCTTTGTCGTGACTTAGCTCAATTACAAAGCGTTGCAGTCGATTACAATGTATTTAGTTCAATTGAAAATCTGTTGGTATTAGGCGATTCTTATATCAAACAGATGAAGCGTGATTTACCACCATTGATTTTCCAAACGTCGATACTTTGTAAACGTGTTGGTTTACTCAAGGATGGGTTTTACAACAACCTGAAGGAATCAATGCACTATTACACCGATTATGATAATTCCTACTTACTGAACCTTGAGTATGACTTTACAAAAACAAAAGACTTATCATGCCTTCAGGATGGCGATTTAGACCGAAATAAGCCTATTTGTATTTCAATGGACTACAATGCCAATATCAATTGGATAGTGGCAGGACAACGCTCAGGAATCAAACTGAAGGTGTTGAATTCTTTCTTTGTAAAGTATGATCGTAAATTGGTAGAGTTGGTCAATGACTTCTGCCATTACTACAGGGATCAGCAATGCAAAGAAGTAATCTATTACTATGACAACACAGCACTTGGTAGCAACTATGCAGTGAATGACAGTGACTTTGCCACTGTTGTAATGGATACTTTCAGGCGTAACAAGTGGCATGCTACTGGCATACACATTGGCAATCCACTTAATCACATGGATAAGCACCTTCTTATCAACATGGGATTGAAAGGACAGAAAGGTTTGTTCCCTATGTTCAACAAGAGCAATAACGAAGCTCTGTTGCTTGCTATGGAACAAACAGGAATCTATCAGGGTCCTGAAGGGTTCAAGAAAGATAAGCGCGGAGAGAAGCTCGCAGAGAGTGACGAAGACTTACGCGAACACAGAACCGATGCTACTGATGCATTCGACAGCTTGTACATTGGCATGAACAACTTCCCAGTTGAATCCTCATTCAACTCAAGCATGGTGAGCGACTTCGTATAGTCGCTCACTTCATTTCATTCAACCCACCTTTAAGGCTTCCAAAACACAATGTACCATTGATTTTTGTAGGAAGCATAATGTCATTACACAAAAAATTTATCGAATAGCTAAATTTTAAGAGTAATGGCCGTATTACCGTGCATTTTCACAATTTCCCGCCGTTTTATTAACGTATCTTAGCATATAACACGCTTTTCCAAGGGTGTAATGACAAGTGACCGAGAGGGCGGGGCGGGGTCTATCGACTCAAACAAACTTTAAATAAAAGTTTGCAAAGGCGTTTGTGGCTGATTTTCAGTGGTATTTGATGCTGAAAGTCGGAAAATGGCAAAAAATGACGAAAGAATTACGGCTTTTATAGGTTGTAACTGTGTGCATTTAAACCATTTAGATGTAAATGAAAATAGTAACTAAATCACCGGTGATTATTTTTACTGTTTGGACGAAGCAAAGCGGGGAATTTCCGATCTAAAAGTATATCTCTGTATCATATTTTTTATTTTATATATTATTATATTACACATTATCATAACGTTATATGTAATATTAAGAAAAAGATATAAAAAAGAGTGCAAAATAAAAAATCAGCTTACTACTTTACTACCTTACTATTATTCTGTGCAATTAATTGAATTACAGGATAATAAAGGTAGTAACCTTATGATTTTTATTTTTTGAATAACGTTACTACTAATTACTACCAAAATAATGTTACTACTTAATTTTGTTTGTAAGTTGCTGATATTTAGATATTTGTTGGTAGTAGTATGGTAGTACGTCATTTTAAAAAAATATTTTTTTGAAAAATGCAGTTTTTTGAATCAACATTATGTTTATCAGCATATTGAATTAATGTTTTTTAATATAATCATGATTTTAGATTATATTTTTGCTTCATAAAAGTTTTGTAATTGATTGTTTTCGGAAAAATGAGTTAAGAGTTAGAAAAGTTTTTTCGGTTGGTTGGATTTGATTTATTTCATATTTATGTGCGTGTTTAATATTGGGATGTTGAAAGTTAGCTTTAATCAGTTGATTAATAGCTGTTTAGTGTTGTGTATGTCGCTAAATTGTAGTAATTTAGCGTAGCAAAAGGGGAAATCGAGCCTCCCCGACGAATAAACTTTTTATTAATTTACAAAAACAAAATTTTATGAAAAACAATTTGAAAGTAGTTGAACCAACTAACGAGACAATCGAGAGCGTAACATCTAAACTTGAAGCCCAACTTCAAGAAATTACACACAAAAAAAGGTTAGCCGATAATCGGGCTGTTTTCCTTTTGAAAAATTCATCGCTTGAGGAATTTAAAAAACAGATTGACCAGGAGATTAATTCTGGCAATTTTGAATCAACAAAATTTAAGTTGACATTCACGACTAATGGTGGATATCGTGATGATGAAAAGTTTACAATTTCAAACACAGATTTGATTTTGTTCTTTATCATGGGCTTAAATACCAAAATTTTGGATGAGGTTTCTAAAATAGAAACTGAATTGGTAGGATGAAAAAAAGCGTGTGAGACTGGATTTCGAGCCGTCTCACACGCTTAACTTTTTATTAATTCAAAAAATCAAATTTTAAAAACTAACATCACAAAAGTATGGAAACTCAGGCAAATATACAAGCAAAGAGAAAATTTTCTACTAAACGCCAACCAACGGAAGCTCAAAAGGCGGCCATGAAAGCAAAGAGGGACGAATTAAAGGCACTTTCTAAAGGTATTCAGATACTTGTAAAAGAGGGGAAATATGATACTGTAAACGAAGGAGTAATTGATATTTACGCAAAAAACGGACACGTAAATTTGAAAACTATGCACCAATGGAATGAAATAAACATGAGTGTGAATAAAGGAGAAAAAGCCTTATTGTTGTGGGGAAGTCCGAAACGACACGAAAAAAAGGAGGAAGTAACAACACCTGAGCAGGAAGACAGGAAAATGGATTTTTACCCTCTTTGCTTTGTTTTTTCTGAAAAGCAAGTACACCCAACAGCAGCAAAATAACGCTTAAAACGTTCTGAAAAGTGGCTTCACTGCTCTAAAAAAGAGGGGTGAAGCATTGTTTTTGGACTACTTTTGTCCCGCCAAAAGTAGCAAAAGGCGGAAAACGCCCGAATAAGGCAGAGTTGAAAAAATAAATTTTTAGAAGTTTTATTCCCCAATCTATGATTCGGGGATTTTTGCGTTAATTTAATTTGTACCTTTGTTCTCAATAATTACTATTACTAACTTAATTCAATGTATTATGTATTCAAATGAACCAAGTGGATTTACTATTTGTATTTATCTAATTTCCTTTGTTATAAGTATTATAGTTCTAATTTATTTCTTTCGAATTGCAAAAGATATTCGAGAAATTCGAAAGAATTCTAAAAAAGAGTCAGATGGTAATTATCAGGCAATAATATGCTTGATTGAAGGTAAACAAGATGAAGCAATTAAGTTGATTGATAAATCATTTACTTTCGATTGTATTCAAATTTTGGAATCGTATCGAAATGATTCTATAGCATGTGATCAAAAAACTGAATCTCTAGTTTACGAATACACAGTAAGATATAAGCATGCATTACCAGAAATAAATAAAGAGTATCTAAATGCAATACTGAAATCTGTAGAAAATATTTACTTTAAATCATAAATATTTTGATAATCGTATTGCCAATTCAAATATAACTCCGATATTTGCAGAGTCAAACACAATATCAATTCTGAGCAGCGTTTATTCGTTGCCCATCTTACTGGGCATTTTTTATGCCCCACTTTATAGAACGGCTGTATTTTCCTATACTTTTTTGAGCTTGCTCAGGATTGTTGTGTTTGACGACGGGAAGTGATACGGCCGTTCTTCCGTATCTGTCAAAGTCAAACACAACAATCAAAATGAGTAAAAACAAAATTTCAGTTACCTATGCGGTAACATTCTCTGAAGCCGTTGTAAACGGTTCGAAAACTTACCCAGCTAATCAAGAGCACATTTTCAAAACTCAGTCACCAACCAATCACCCAGCTGACATATTTGATGCCGCGTGGGATGCTGTTCACAAACTATTTGGATGCATTGTAAAAGGGACGTTCACAAAAATACTTCCACTTGCCGGTGATCCTGTAATTAAAAGTTGGAAGGAGGCTGAAAATGTTTAGAACTTCAGTACGTAGACATTATCCACAAAAACCAATAAAACAACCTATATGTGGTCGTAATGTGTTGGGAATTATAGAAGCTAAATTACTTCTTCAGTCTGTTTTTTCGAAACTTGATAAACGTCTGAATCAGGAAGCACTGGTTAGTTTTAAAACTGATCATAAAAATGCCGATATTTCGTTTGTTATTGGTACTAGAGAAATGCACATCAGTTTTACGGAAGGAGGTCAATCATGCTAGATGAACAAGAACCAGGTGCAGCACTGGATTATAAAATTGTAATTTTATCCAGGTATTGTGGCGAGTTTCAACCGGCTACAAGTGAAACTGTAACGATACGCAAAACGAGTGAGGAAATTAAACTCGATATTCGCCCAATGGCGGACCTATCTACGAATGAAATTGCGGCTTATATGGCTACACACAATTATACAATTGGGTTCGATGATAATACTCCGGTATGGCTTATGCGAAAAGATGGCGAAATGGAACTTCGCCAACACGAATAATTTATATCTTTGTAAAAAAAAACAGATATGACAACAATTGAAGAAATATATTATAAACTCGGGTTAAAATTAATTCATAGCGATGCTATGTTATCAGTTTATATGGATGAGTGCGATGAATTTGATATTGAGGTTTGCATTTTTGAACTAAGATCTATTAGAGTGTCTATTATTGCTAAGTTTGATGGAACAACAGTTAAAGTAATGCGTGATTTTCCATTTGTTCATCCAATTGGAGTTAATCCAAAGGCTGATTATATTGATATTAAAGATAAAATTGTTCTAACATTAAATCAGTTCTCTAATATTCTTAATTCTAAATCAAATCAATTTGATAAATATGTAATAGAATTAAATTCTAAACAGTATTTAGCATTCGACTAATTTGTTTCTTGTCTTTTTTTACCTTCTAGCGGTTGACTTAATTTGTACTATCAAATTAATTCAACCGCTTTTTGTATGACTATAATTCAAGAACCTGCCGATAATAGCCTTTATTTTCAGAAATCAATACCGGATATCATTCTTCAAAAGAATGGTGCCGATACTTTATTGATGTTTGAATTGAAGAAAGGTGCGGATGTGATTCTTCTCGAAAAATATGTGTATGATGTTGCCGGATTTATTCATATCCGGAATATTGGTGAAATTGTAGAAAAGTATTTCACGCTGTCGGAATTACTCCTGGGGTTCAGCTTCACAATAACTGAGGGTGCAACGGTTCATACAGTTTCGTTCAGATGCCTGAAGTGCGATGCTGATATGAGTGTGGAAGCGGTATTGTGGACTCAGCTTAATTTCCTTACTCGCTCTTTCCTCGAAAAACGAACTTCGAAAAGTCGAAATGAATATCTTTCCTTTCTTCAAAAAAACAGTTACGGTGTTGTAAATAAGCAATTCAAAGTATATTATATGCTTGACAATGTGCTTACTAATTTAGTTGGGACACTTGGAAACATAGCAGCTTCTGTGGCTGATCAGATTACGACCTTCAATGCTTCGATGGGTGAGTTGCTCACAGCTGCTAACCTTGCCGGAAGTACAAAAATACTTCAGTACGAAATTTGGCTGACCGGTACCGGTTTTGAAACTCAAAAATATAGTTACATAGTTGACAATTCACCCTATCGTGACCGTAAATACTTTGTATTTACGAATTGCTTTGGCGTACTCGAAACATTCACGGCTACCGGTAGAACTGATATCAAGAAAACACCGGAGTATAACCTTGGGAATATTGAAAATCACTACCGAAAAATCAGTCAGGATTTTGTGGCTGAAAATTCGATTTATAGCGGTTTTTTGACTGAGAGTGAAATGGATTGGGTAGATGACTTATTGCTCAGCTATAATATTTCAACCTATACGCCTGGTGCAACCGGATCTGAAAAGGAAATAGCACTTACAACGGTGGATAAAACGGACACTGAGGCTAACGAGCTGCAAGCATTTAAGTTTGAATACCGCTATTCTAAAACTAATCATCGTGAGTTTGTAAA